GCCCCCCTAGATGCATTACACGGCTTGCAACTTGGGGTTAAGTTGGAAATGTCATTGCTACCACCCAAGACGTACGGAATTATGTGGTCGGCCTCTGTTGCCATTCGACCGCAACCCCAATTACATAGGGGGTTATCTGCTAGTAGTTCTCTACGCGCTGCTGCATAGGCTTTGTCTTGCGTTGTGTGTTCGCGTGGCATTGCTACCGCCCTTGCTTCGCTGCGGTTGCTCTCGAGCTGTACGCGTGTAGATCGTATGGGGTTTGTTTAACGTGTCGGGTAGTCATTTGGGCCTATCGGGTTGTTTGGTTTATCTGTGAGCCTAGTGCGGGTATTACTGCCCGTGTGGGTGCCACCTAGCCACACTCCCGACCGTTGTTTATTGTCGCGGTTCACGACGCCATTAGTTACTGCTCAAGCGTCTTATACCCACGCCATGCGGTCGTGCTGTTTAGCTATGAAATGGGGCGCGCTTGTCTACCCACGCTTGCCGTGTGTTACCCGGTCACCATGCAAACGGCGTAGGTCTATGCGTCTATAGGTTTTTAGGGTTTGCGTATGCCTTGTAGACATGCAATGCCGATTGAGATTAGCAGTACATACCACGCGAGTAGTTGCACTATTTGGCCTTCGGTATGTTTTTAAGGCGTCCTATTTCGTCCGATGCTTCGGTGAACGTAATACCAGCGGGGGGCGCTGGTAGGCCGCGCTCTGTAAGCATTGCGTTTAATAGGCGTAGTTGTGCGTCTGTAGCTAGCCCGCGTGGCTTGTCGCTACTGGCATGTGGAAAATGCGGCGATGCTGGCGCGGCTGTAGCCCTTGAGCCAACTTCTGCGCGCTCTTTAGTTGCCGGGTGGTTATTGGCTTGTGCTGTACGTACTTCGTTTTGTGACGCTATGCCCGTGTCAATACCGAAACCCATGTACCCAAGACAGCGCCCGAGCGCACTTGTAGCGCCGTTTTGCTGTTCCGACTCTTTAGTAAACGGTGTACGCCCGGGCCATACTTCCCAACAGTAGGCGCGGCCGGGTAGTAGATCATCGGCCGAGCGAAAGACGGTTACCGCGCATTGAATGTAGACACGTTCGCCGATGGTGATTAGCTCGGGTGCATCTTCGACTATGCGTAAATCGGGGTGTTTGTGTAGCGCAAGGTTTAGGCGGTGTTTAACGTCTACGTATTCGGATAGGTCAAAGCTCATCGTAATGCCGTTTGCCTTTGTAGTCTTTGGCTAGTTCGTAGGCTTTTACGGCGTCGCCGTCGTTTAATGCTCGAGCCAATGTGTCGGCCCATGATCTGTAAAAACCTAGTTCGCTGGCGTATTCGCGCCATGCGTCACGGTCGGCGGTCATCACTAGCAACTGCTCTTTGTATGGGTTGTCAATGCTCGGTGAGTCTTTTGCCCATTCAATTTTACGGGGTACGCCGTCGTAACTGTCGCTCATCGGTAAAACTTGTCGCGGTTGTTGCGTAGTTCTTCGCGTTCTATTTCGCGTTGCATACGTCGCATGGCTGCCCACGCGCTGTGCATTGTCCAGCCGAAAAACACGGCCCAAAAAAATTGCCAGTTAGTCATTAGCGACCACCCATACGGTAGCCATAGCGCCGGTAGTCGTCTCCCTGCGGCGTCCCGAGTCGGTTAGCCAACCTTCGGCGGCTAGGTCGCATATGCGGGCCGCGACGCTGTTAAACGGCAGGCTTATTAACTGGCGGGTTTCGTCTGCTGTAAGGCCGTTCGGGGTGTCTTTAATAATGTTGTAGATCCGTACACGGGCTGCGCCTGATTTGCCTAAAGCTCGCCGCGCTGCGTCTTGACTTACGGGGTTTTTACCGGGCACCGTATGGTTGGCGTCTAGTGGTGGCCGTTCTGCTCTGTAACGCTCTATCGCGCTGCGCATGGCTTCGGCTATCGCTACTTCGGACGGTGGCATATCTATTACGATGCGGTCAAAAAGTGACAGTTGCGCGCTCATAGTCCGGCCTCGTTTATGCGGCGCTCAAGATCCATAGCGAATACGTCGAGATTGTTAGCAGCTGCTAAAAGGTCTGCTACTAATTGCCCATCGTCGAATGCGTGGGTTTGTGCGTGGCCTCGTAGATCACGGGCTAAAACCGTTAGCGGTTTGTATTGGCTAGCAATTTGCCAGCCGGGTTTATGGTTGTTCATTTTGTCGGGTTACCTTTCGTCGGGAAATGTGCAGTCACCATAACAGATTATGAATGGGGCGTGTGTCATTTGCCCGATGTTGCGCGCCAGTTGTTTAAGCCTTTACCGCCGTTGTATAACACGGCCGCTACTTTTAGGTTGCAATCGAGCTTTAATAGCGCTGTGGACGCTTGTAGACGCGGTACGCGGCATGTTTGCATGGTGACTGTGCGCCAACTGCTGTTTATTTGTAGCGCGCCTAAATCGCGGGTGCCGTTGTGTCGGATTACGGAACGGCTAGCGGGGTTGCATCGTGACTCGCGGTACATGATCGGGCCAAAGATTTTGGGCGGTAGGCCGTGTGCCTTTAGTTGTGTATGAAACTGTGGACAATCTTTAACCGGTGCGGCGGTTGCTCGAGCTGGCACCGCAAACGTACATAGCAGTAGTGGAAGTAAAAGTATTTTGGGCATGGTATTAGCCTTTCGTCGGGTGTTAAAAACCCTAGCGAATAGGGCTACCGATGTGGGGGCAATGCCCGCAAACCCTTACGGCTTAGGCAAACTGCGCCACGCCGCCTCAAATTTGGCAGCGTCGGCGGCCATTTCTTTAGATAGTTCGCAATGGAACCAGCGGGGCGAGCCCTGATAGCTGCCGGCGTTGTCTGTTGCTGTGAATATCTTTACCCCGGCTTTACCTTCGCCGCGTGAGCAACGATAGCCAGCGCCGTAATCGCCGTAGGCGTACCAATGAAGCTCGACTATGCCCATGCGTTCGGAATGTTGAACGGTCTTACCGTCGATAATCGAAGTGCCTAGAAGCCAGTCCCATATGACGCGTGCTTGCGTTTCGTCTTTGTATTGAGTATCGGCCGCCGCGCCCGTTGCGTGCGTCGATAATGTCGGCGGGTTAGAATTATTTTTAGCGTTTCGGACTACATAGGTGCCTAGCGATTTGGTACCCCATCGTTTGCCCATCAGCTCTACAAATTTGCGTATGCCGGGTGTTTCTTTACCACCGTCGTAGGCGGGAAAATAGGGGTATGGGCGGTTTGTCATGGTGCCGGTGGGTCTTTCGGGCCATTCTTCAACCCATTTGCAGCGAGCAAACCGAGCAAACCGCCAGATAGGGACATGAGCAATGGCGACAACACAGAGTAAGCCTCTTGATCAGCTTCGGACATGACTCGTGGCTGGGTCACAAATTGCAGGCCGTAAAGCATGAAGCCGATTGACATAACAAAGACAATGGTTAGGCCAACGCCTACACACAGAATTAGACGTGCTTTTATTTCTTCATTAGTGAGTCGTGGTCGTAATTTCATTAGCAGTCAAACCCTAATATCTCTTTAAGTGTTGTGGTAGTTACCGCCGACTCGACAGCGCCTAGCGCTTTGTTTTTAGTGCGTGGCTCTTGGTTGCATTGGCATTCGGTTTTGTTTGTGTTGGCAGGGTCTTGGCATGGGTAGCGGAACCTGTCTGCACAGCCTGTGAGGGTGATGAGGGTGGCGCTAATCAGCAGTAGGCGTTTCATCTGTGCCTTCTAATGTCCAGCCTGTGGCTAGCAACGCTTCGTATTCTTCTTCGGTCATTTCGCGCACTTCGTCGTCTATTTGTATGTTTGGTCGTGTCATAATTTATGCCTTTCGGTATCCGTAAACGGTGATAGTTCCGCCTGTAATAGTTCCCGATGCTGGGGACACCACTAGAGCACTTACGGAAGTATTTACAACTACTTGGTGTAAGTAGGAAGTAGCAACGCCGGGCGCTGGCATTTGAGAAACGCCAAATGTTCGGGCATCGCTCCTAAACGGATTATAAATTTCGACTGCGGCGGTTGATTGGAAATTCGGATAAGACTGCCCAATTTCCCACGAAGTAGCAGATCCCGGAGTGCTATTAGTGACTGAAGTTGCCCACGCCAGCACTTGGCCAATTGTGTAATACTGGCTCGCTGTAATGCCAGAAAAAGACATACGAATTGCTGCGCCTGCACTGTTGTCATTAAAAGAAACCATAACCCTGTAATTGTCGTAAGTTGCGCTAAAAGCATCTGAAACAGTGACCGAACTAACGCCTGAGCCAATGGTCTGTGACTTGACAAACACCAGCCCTGAGTTAGCCAAATAGGTATTTGTGTCGGCAGCCGTCAGCACCTCACCCGTAGTAAAAGTCTTTATAGCCATAGTTAAAATCCTAACTTATTGTTGTCTAGTTTGCCGAATATGGCATCGTTGAGAATTAGATACGCGTTGGTGTCTTGCCCGGACATATAGACCGTTACGCGAGTTTGGTTTGGGGTGGCGCTAATTGAA